AATCTATATTGTTCTGTGGGAATTCCTTGTATTGTACCAGATCCTTGACTGCGACCAAATTCTGTGTTGTCAGCCATGGCTGCGTTAAGAATAGTGATAAACTGTTCTAACCAGTTGGTATTAGTTGGATCATTCCACGACACAATCTGGTTGGATAGATTTTTACCGTTTGAATCTAATAATTCTTCAGTGGTTGTTATACTGGAAAATTTGATCAATCCGTTAGCCGCTATGTTTCTCTTGGCGTTGTAACTAAGCATACGAGCCAGACGTAGAACACTTTCTTTGCGTTCTGCTAGTTCGATGAAGTTTTCTCTTGATGCTAGATCGATACGGAAAGCTAGACTTTGTCCTAGAAATGCTACTGCATCAATAAGAGCCATATACTCGGAGGATTCAATATAATCATTGAAATCTTCTGGATAATTTTCTCTTAGATATGTGATAATAACCCTGCGTAGATTTTCAAAATCGTATGATTTAAAATCAGCATTTTTAAATGTCTGATAAATCCTAGTCCAATCTTGATTTAGTATTAGGTTATTTTGTCTACTAGTTGTTGTCATTGTCAGTTCCTATATCATATTTACCAAACAAAATAAACTGCTTAGTTAATGATAGAATTATTCTTATCAAAATCAAATGTCATACGTTCGTTGATATTGAATGGGATGTACGTTAAATCTGCTTGTATTCGTATTCCAATATCTGTACTATCAATCAACACTTCATTTACCACGATTCTCGGATCATAGTTAATGATAGTCTCTACATCTTTAGCGATCATATTTTTTACATCTTCAGTAAATGGCTCAAATAGCATATCCCAAATAATCGTTCCGAAATCAGGATTTTCTAACTTTTCACCTTTGCGAATATAAAAATGATTGATTAGATCTTGCTTAACAAGATCAATATCATAGAGCTTGTAATTGCGAGAAAATTCTTTGGAACTAAATCCCTTATAGGTAAATGTGCCGCCTTTATCACCTACAGACGCTGTGTTGGTTGCCACAGTTTTTTGATTGTATAGTTTATTTGCCATAATATCTCCTAGGTATCTCTATCTGTATTTGTTGGCGTATTAAATTGAGGTACTTGATTTTCATGCAAGGGCCACGGTTCGTGCATGGGAATTCTTTTCATAATACTGGATATTGTTCCTGTCTGATATTTTGTTGAGGGCCAATCTGCTGCTGCAGACGTTACCGGATTTGCATGTGTTGTTAACGGTATCACTTGTTCTGCCACATCGCCCACATCAGCTAATGCTCCATTCATATGTATCGTACTGGCACTTTCTCTAAGTTCTCCTACCGCAACAATGTGTGTGCTTGCTCCTGAAGTAAATCTATTATTTGCTGCTGATACTACATTGATATTGCCCGTCGATGCTAATTTTGTTGTTCCACCTATTTTTTGATCCCAGTTTGCTCCAACTGTGATTTTACCGTCTGCTGCTATCAACAGCTCCATGTTGGATCCGATGTCTGCCTTGAGTCTACCGCCCGATTTCATGTTGATATTTCTGCCGGCTTCTAGATTAATATCTCTATTTGCAAACACATTGAGGTCAGTTTCTGTATGGATGCTGATGCTGTCTTGGGCATAGATATCAATCTTGCCGTTTGACGTTAATTCAACCCATGTTGTTCCTCTAGCATTTCCGATATAGATTAAATCTTCTGAATTATGCATCAATATTTGATGTCCAGTTCTAGTTCTTACACGGAAATATTCATTATAAGGAATCGTTGGTTCTCCGGCATTGGTTGCTGTTTCGCCTGTGCCTACTACTTTCTTTTCAAGAACATCAATATATTTCACTGGACCAGATCCAGCAGGTGTTTCTCTCACATAGCGGTCATCACCATCATCCATTACAAACTGTGTGCCACCCAGTCTACTGACTGGAACCGGCGCTGGAGATTGATAATTTTGTGTTCCTATTTTTGCTTTTTTAGCATCGTTTCTTTTATCCAAAGGACCCGGTGTTGATATACCAAATACCATACTAGGTGCTTCTCTTCGTGCCGAGCTAGTTGTAACTCCTCTAACATCATCAAACAACAATCCTTGTTCTAAAAAACGATCAGCCATTGGATGCACCGGTTTTTTAATCTTGTCGGGATCAACCTCCTGTTGTTTAGAATTAAGTTTTCTATTAATTTCTGCTACAGGTAAATTTGTGACTCGCAACAGTTCTGAGCCCGAGGTAATTCCATATCTATCGCTGTCTGTTTTATCAATATCAATTTGTGACGATCCGGCAATCGCAGGCACCATGTTGTTGGCGAATCTTGCTGGCACGCAACCAATCCAATATCCCTGTGCTGGGTCTCCGTCAATGAATACCACCAATACTGTTACACCCACGTCTGGTGGTACAAACCACATGCCGTAACTTTTTTGTGTGTCGTTATAAGCATCGCTGGTCTTACCCGAGACTGTAGCAGAATTTTGCCCCATAAATTCAAAACCAGTGTAACCGAAAAACGGCATAGCACACCTAACCACGTGTGTCTGTGTGTCTTCACCGAACGTATTTCCTTGTTCTCTCAACAGAGTGACTTCAAGGCCACCCATTAAACTAGGATCAAGGTGATTAACTATTCTAGCCAGGTAGGGGCCAGATCTCAATCCACCTTGATTGGCATATTCCGACGACGGTCTACTTTCTTCAGCCATTTAATTTATCCATTAAGTTATTGCTCTATCGCCAGGAACTTGATTACCTCTCACTGATACAGGCGTAAAGTTTGGTGCAACTGCTTGATTATATCCCGGATCATCTAAAGGTGAACTTGCTACTGGTTCATCAGATCCTACTGTCATTGCACTCGATGTTGGAATATTCGGATCATTGAGTAATTCTGGAGGATTATCTTTGTAATCCACTGCCTGTCCTGGCATTCTTAAGCAGGTTAATTTTTGTTTAAATGCCCCATCGGCGAAAATACTTTCGCAGGCAGATACTCTATAAATTCCGCTAAAAGGACTCACTTTACCACCTGTAGCAAACTCATATAATCCTGTGGTTTCATCTATATCTGTGGGTGTTCTAAAACTGAGATATACATATACATCTCCGCTTTCATAGTTCATTGTTCCATCTTCAGTCAGGGCCGGATTAGAATCTGACGGTGATGCAAAATAGTTAGATATTCCGCTGTCAACTATCCAATACGGGTCTCCCAATATCTCTAGATTCACTGTGACTAATTCTGCCCCGTTATTTAAAAATGCTTCATGAAATGCCTTGGCCACTTGTTGTTCTGTGTCTGTTTGATTGGCTCCGCCTTTCAACGACTGCTCAATTAATTTAGGATCTCTTTTTAATCTTGCTCGACCGCCACTGGCCAGTTGAGATCCTGGTGAGGTTCCTTGCCCGGTTTTAGCCTGCTTGTTGACCTGAGGGGATGGTCCTCCGCTGGTGTCGGGATTTGCTGCTGTGCCCGAGTCGCTGGGTTTACTAGGAGTGACCCCTGTAAAGAATAAATTGTTAATCTGTATGTCAAATTTTAACACATCCACATTTTGGCCTGTGTAGATATAATTGTAACCTTTAGAAATTGTTTTTTGTAATTCACTATAACCAATAGGCGCAGAATTCGGATTAGAGAATATTGTTTCGTGCACCAGATAAGGAACTACTCGGAAGGTGTATTTTCTAGCATATTCGCCAGTCACGGCATCGAACTTTAATAATTCAATTTGAACGTCTAGTCGAAACCATTTAACAAATCCTTCAGGGGTTTTATATTTAGGATCAATGGCTTTGGCTGCATAATCTGAACTTAATACTATTTGGTTCATAATTGCTGTAAGGCTTTGCCCTTGTGCAAATTGAAACACACGTTTGGTTGGATCGATAACCATTTTATCTCTGTTGATCAACCCGGTTTTAGCATCTCGTTGATCGTTTTTACGCATCACATATGTTCCGCCTTTGCTCTGATCAAATCCCAGACTGGCTCCGCCTATTTCGTTTTGATCAAAATCTTTTTTAACTTCTACATCGGTACCATTGATCACTGTTTTTGGTGATTCGTTAGGATCCACTGTGGCAGCTTTGGTATTAGCTGGCCCGTTCACTGAATTAAATTGTGATGACGATGTTGGAAACACTATTTCGTAGACATCTTTTTCTCCGATCAATTCATCGTCTTTTAATCTCTGCTCTATGTCATTTAAAACTTTTTGTAGACTTTCATTAGTAGTGCCCGACAATAATTCTTCTACAAGACCTTTTTCTCCTAGTGTTAATTTTACGTCATTAAATGCTAGATTAACAAGATCGCTGAATCCTTTATGGTTGAAGGGCACACCTTCCATTTTATAGGTGCTGCCACTTTCATTGACTTCAAACTTTGCAGCCGTTATACACAGTGTAAAAAATTTAGGTTTCACAGATGTATATGGAACCCCTAGTTCGTCGTACCCTTGAAAATCTAATCTCAACACAAAGGGTGTGTTATTAAGATAGTTGGGATATCCTGCATTTTTTGCCGCTATCTGTAGACTCTGTAATAATAGTCCCATAGAATATGGTTCGTAGATAGTCCACTCAAATTTAAAAGCATTGCTGTTACCTGTTTTTTTATTAGCACCTACCACAGCTTTCATGGTAAAATTGTTGATAAAAAATTCTGGTGTGCCGCTGGCTGTCTGCACTCGCTGGGTATCGTATCTACCACCAGAACTCATTACTATATGTTTTAGATCGGCAGGACTGTTTCTATATGATCTAGGATCGTTATACTGTTCTGGAGTGAGGCATGCCAAGGTCCATAATGGCGTATATGATGCAAATTGTTCTAGAGGATTTGGTATTACCTTGGGTAATTGTATCGTGGCTTCATTGGATCTTAGAGTATCATTCTTTAGGCTGCTGGCGCCGTTGTTTATAACATCGGTAGCTCGTGCTGGAACTAATCCTGTGGTTACTGTTGCTAACCCTTTGCTGACGAATGTTGATAATTCGTTAGCTAGTCCGGCACCACCATCTGGTCTTACAACTTCTACTATCGCTCTACCAATATCTCTGATAGCCATGTTAGATTCCTAAAAATTTTTCTAGGTTTGATCTTTTTGGAAGATAAATGGTTGTTCCTGGTTCAAAATCATAGATAGGATCTTTGATCACACTCATATTTCGCTGTACAAACACCCACCATAATTTAGGATTGCCGTAGAGATCATAGGCCAATAGATCTGGTCTGTGTCGGTATTGATTTTCAATAACATATCTAAAATCATCTGTTTCGGCAGGCACTGGTCTTATTGACAGTAGTTCTAGATATAGATTATTCTGTCTAGTGTTGTTATAAGGACTGGATTTGCTGTACGTGATTGCCATCTTAGATGTATCCTACACTGTCTGCGGCCTTGCCTCTTGAATAATCTTGCAGGCTGAATTTTCTTAATCTACGTCTGTTATACACCGGAGTCACTGTCACTGATATTGTACTAAGCACAGGCACCCATGTGTTAGTTCCAAATGTGTTGCATCGTATATAGTTCACATCATCTTTGAGCTCTACGGAAAAGGCTTTGACAATCACCGGAATCTTGTCAAAAATACTTGATCCGTAGCCCGATAAATTGCAGACTATAGGAGGATTTCCTGCGAATTCTCCTTCACCAAAAAACATTTTAGTGGCAGTTTTAAAGAAGGTAGTAGCCGCTATCCAATAGGCTGCATCGGTTTCTGTTTCGCAACTGAACTCTCCGCTGATCTGAATATCATCTACAACGCTGTTTTTATATGCCTGGAATTGATAATTGCTGTGTGTGGCATCTATAGCGGTGTAGTTGGCTTTGGTAGATACTGTGATATTAGGATTATAAGGCCAAACCACGCCGCCGGTGTTTTCTAATAATTTAAACAGCGGACTGTTGAATATGTTCCACTGTGCATTGATTCTCACACGCCAATCATTTTTAGCATTAGGTTGCAGTTGAATCGGAGAACCTTGTTTTAAAAACAATTCTCCACCGGATGGAAGATTTGCTCCTCTTTTTAGGCTTAGGAAATTATTCAGCATTCCGGCTGCTGAAGAAATTTGTCCTGCTAGACCTTGTAGTCCGCCTGCAAGATTTCCGCCTGTTAATTTGTTTAGTGTACCTGAGATATCTGCAGTGATGTTGCTGGTTGATCCTGCTACGGTTTGCAGAGTGGAAATACCTCCGGCCACTGTGCTCTGTATGGTATTTCCTAATCCGCTTAGTGTTGTGCCGCCGCCGGCGATAAAATTACTGGCTCCATTTTTAAGAGCGTCTAGGCCTGTTCCTGTGCCGGCTGTTAATCCGTTTAGGCCGCTGCCTATTTCTCCACTGAGTCTAGAAATAGTTGCATCGAGATTGGCTTTAGCTAATGCATCGCCTATCTGTGGTAAGCGAGCCTGCGCTTCGTTAGTGGCTTGTGTGATAGCCTGCGATGATGATGTGATTAGCTGTGCTAAAGGGTTTGCAGATAATGTTC